CTAGGCACCGATGAGGGCTTCCATCTTTCCCAACTTCTTGGTCAGTTTTTCATTCTCCTCACCCGGCCCTAACTGTATCTCTTCGTTGTACAGATCAAGGGTGCAGGGAAGACTACCCGGTACCTCGGCAATCTTGCTTTCGCTCAGAGCCAGGTACTCAAGGAATAAATCGATAGCCGCATCGCCGTTCTGCCATTCCTCAGGATCGGCAAGATCCACTATCTTGGCATCGGGAAGTTGGGAGCTTCCACTTCTAGAGGAAAGAAAACTGACTCCCTTGGCCCCGTGCACGAAGACGTTCGCATCGCCACCTATCGCGTCGCACCGCTCAATTAGCAGGCCCAGGGGTTCCTCACCCAAGGCACAGACGATGGGATAGTCTCCGTTGTCATCCCTGACAGTGAGCATATTGTCCAAATAGCCGTCACTGATGCTTTCGCTGACTGTCGATTGGAAAACACACAGCCTAGCTGCCCGATCGAATAATTGCCCTGACTGCGATTTCCGCAACTCGTTCTTCATCCCAACCCCCTCCTTCTTTCCTTGCAAATCCAAGCGCTGGCTCAATTCCGCAAAAAATGAGCTGTGTCTTCGCTCTTGCCTTCTTGACGTCTTCGCAACAGCCCAATCGCATTATCTCAATGTACCGCCGCTTTTCCCCGCTCGGCGGCTTGTGCCCCGTGGGGTGCATATGGCACACACTATGATTGCAATCCACTTCGGCTGCACTCCACCCAGACTCAACATCATCATCGCTCAACAAGGAAACGCCAGTATAGAATTTCTGCAGAACTGGACCACACTTCCAGGTTTTGTAGATTCGCAGGGCATTTAATGGGTGCCCATAGACGTCATTCACTTTGCTGTACCAGCGTTTGGTCTCGCATTGGTCTTCCGGAGCAGGTTTGAAGCCCGATTCGTGACGCTCATGTGCTTCCCGTCGAGTCATAGTCACATATTACAGCAGACACGCCGTACATTTGTAAACACCCAGTTGATGGGGTAAAGCCTACCTGAAACACAGAAAGCGCCCTCGCTCCCGGGCTTCCGGCGGCGAGGGCGCTTGTGATTGCTTGGGCTACTTGCCTGCGAGCTGCTTGATGCTGGCCCCTGAGTCCACCTCGGGTAGGCCTGCGATGCTGGTCAAAAGGCTCATGACCGCGGCCAGGGCGGCGGTTCCTGACACCAGGGGCCAATCCACCGTGCCGATGGTCGCGGCACTGACGGGCACAGCCGCCACGGCGGCCTGGGCTGCGGTCTTGGCCGCGCGTACGGTGGCGGCCTTGGACCATTCGACGATGCCCGACATCGACCGGGACGGGCTCGGAGCGGCTTGCTGGGACATGGTGTCCATCAGTCTGGCGAGCTCCGCCTGGCTGAGGGGGGGGGGTCATGGTCGCCGGCCCGGTCTGTCCGGCATTGCCGGGCAGGGCCTGGGCCAGGTCCGCAGGTGCCAGGGTGGTGGCTTGTGTGGTCTCGTTCATCCCCGGGTCCCCGGACAGTGCGACACAGATGATCAAGTTCTACGGACATTCGCTGGGCGATGCCGACTACTCGTATTTCCAGGCCATATTCGACGAGGTGAACCTCTACGAGAGCAATACGCGTCTAATCTTCTATTACAACAAGAGCCGTCCGAATACAACGCTTCAAGAAAAGGCCGTGCAGGAGGAAATGTTCGAGAAGGTCAATCGTCTCATCACCGCTTACGGTACCACCCTTGACAATGAAGATCACGGCAGGAACCTACTGCACAAGCTGCTCCTGGAAGGCAGACTGACCATCAAGCAGGCCCCCATTAAACGCTGATTACCCTATTCCAGCCTTTCTTAAACGCAGAAAACACCCTCGCTCCGGTCTCCCGGAGCGAGGGTGCACGTACAGCTACCCGACCCCCATCGTGTAACAGAACGCCGGGAGAGTCAGGCTACTTGAGTTTGGAATTGACGCTGTTTCGAATATCCCGCAGCGCATACAGCGGGGTCTCCTCAAGGACACCGTTGCCGGGCCCGAACCAGATCTTATCGCTGATGTTCTGGGCATTGCCCAAGGCATCCAGTTTGTGCTTGATGTCCTGCAGAGCGTACTCCACGGTCGTGTTCATGCCGTCCCAGTTGATCGGATCAGTCTTCACTGGCATATCAATTTCTCCTTGCAAATCGTTGTCCCCCGTCCACCGCAGGTAGCAGTTCCACGGGAAGTTATAGTAGTTATTCACATTGGTTTCACCACCGGTCTGGTCGCCGGGGGCACCGGCGATACCGCCGGTCTCGCTGACGGAAGCCTGCGCGATTAGGCCCCCGCCGATGTACACGGCCACATGGTTGGCATCGTTGAGCAGGATGTCACCCGGATAGGGGTTCCCGTCGTTTGATACCCTCGCCCAGCCGCGAGCGGTGAGGTTAGCACTCAAATCCCTGGTCGTATTGGCTGAACCGGTGTCGAAACCGGCCTCGCGTAGACAGTGAATCACCAGGCTAGAGCAGTCACAGTTACCGGCGGCGGGATCGAAATGCCACCGGTCGGACTGCGAATAGCCCATGTTGGCCTGCACGCACCAATATCTCATGCGCTCAATGAATTTTGAGACACTTGCCACCAGGATCACCTCCATTCATTGATTTCATTTATCCTCCTATTGTTTCCGCCCCCGGCCGGACGGCCGGGGGCACAATCTATTTGCCGGCCATCTGCCGGACGCTGGCCCCGGAGTCCACCTCGGGTAGGCCGGCGATGCTGGTCAAAAGACTCATCATCGCGGACAGGGCAGCGGTGCCGGCCACCAGGGGCCAGTCCACCGTGCCGATGGTCGCGGCGCTGGCGGGTACAGCCGCCAAGGCCGCCTGGGCTGCGGTCTTGACCGCGCGTACGGCGGCGGCCTTGGCCCAGTTGGCGAGGCCTGACTGCGACCGGGGCGGGCAAGGAGTGGCGTGCCGGGGCATGGTCTCAGGGTCGGTCATGAGTATCTCCTCTCAGTCAGAAGGGGTTGCCGTCACTGATGGCGATCTGGAGGCGGTCCAGAGGTTCGCCGAACATGCCCGCGAAGGTATCCCCGCCATAGCTGGTGCCGTCGTCACAGACAGTGGGCAGCCATCCCTGGCGGGCGGCGGTCTGACTGCGGTACCAGGCCTGGGCGAGGGTGCGCCCTGCCGGTGTCGTGTAGTGCAGCTGCACTGCGTCAATCACCTGTCCCGACACCCCCGCGCACCCGTTCACGGTGTCGTTGATGTCGGAGCGGTCCACCCAGTCGAGCCAGTCGCCGCCCAGCATGTGGACCCGGTAGCGCAGGTTGCCCTCATCCACGCGCACGGTCAGCAGGTCGTGGGCAGAGCAGGGCAGGCCAGCGAACCCCTCGTCGCCCGGCCCGTAGTCGGTCACCTCGTCGAGCCAGTCGCCGCCCTGCCGATGCAGCCGGTAGTGAACATGGGCGGCGAGGCCGGGCCGGACCTTGGACGTGCCCATAAGGGCGGGGGGCGTATGTCCGGTGTCGGGCAGGCCCCGGGCGATCCGGTCGATCCTGGACAGGTCATAGGTACCGGGGCACCGGGTGTTGAACCAGCGGCTGTGCGGGTACAGGGGCAGGTCCCCGTACACGGCGCGCAGGTCCCGCACCAGTTCGGCGACCGTCCGGTAGTCCCCGTCGCTCTGGCGGGGGTTGCACTCTATCGAGATGCTCGTGTCGTTGCCGCCCGACCCGACGCCCACGCCGTCCCCGCACGCCCAGGCGCGGTCACCCGGGGCAACGAGACAGGCCACACGCCCGTCCTCGACCACATAGTGGGCGGACGTGCCGCGCGCACCGGACGTGAATGTGTGGATGACGCCATCGAAAGTGGGGCCGTCGCTCGGGTCGCCCCACCAGTGAATAGTGATGGATGTGATGCCATACGGCCTGCCGGGCGTGAAGCAGGCGGCATTGTACTGGGTAATGTCCTGGTAGGACATGGATACCTCCTCGCAGGAAAACGCCACCCAGGCGGGCGGCACGAACAAAACGGAACCGCGTGAACGCGGTCAGGCGGTAAGCAACATGAGCGCCAGGCAGAACGCCAGGAGCCGTCCCACACACCACGACAACGTCAGCCTGACCGCCGCCACCACCACCGCACCGACCGCGACCACGGCCAGCAAGGTCAGGCAGAATAGAGCGACGGTCTTCAATCTCGGCAGCCGCATACGACCTCCTCTCAAAGGGATAAAAGAAAAGCCACCCGGACGGAGTGGCATGCATGGAGGAAGGGACTGGTCAGCCCACGGTTGACAGGACCTTAATCTCCTCATAGATCTTCGTGCCCGTCCCATTGCCGCCCAGGCTGTGGTACGCCTGGTAGATGCGCTCCACCTCCTCCATGGCCGCCAGCGGGATACTGCCCAAGGAAACATACCTGGCATGGATCTCCAGCAGTTCGGCACGCAAGAGGGTGCGCAACCCGGCCTCCACTGCGCGGTCCCGCTCCTCCTCCTTGCGGTGCCCGTTCAGCAACCAGCCGCAGACACCGGTCAGGACGGGTATCAGCATGGGAAACACCAGGTTCTCCACCAGATCAATCAGCATTTCGTTCATCGTGCCTCCGCCCAGAACATCTGGCCGCTGAAGAAGTTGGCGGTCGTATTGTCCAGGTCGTGCACCTCCGCGTATCAGCCGAAGCAGGAGTCATCCACGACGGCGGCGATGGGCGACCAGGTTTCATCGACGACATCCTGACTGGTTGCGTTCCTGGTGGTCTGTTCACGCAGCTCATCCATGAGGGCCCGCGCGGTTGAAGTTGCCCGGCTCACGTCCGAGTATTGGAATTGTGGCACGGCCGGGCAAGAATGATGCCCACAGGGGAAAGGTAGGAAAGCCTGCGGGCAAGTTTTATGAGGCTGGCTGGCATTCGGTGTCGCTCAGCCGCCAGCCGTTATTCAGGAGTTCGAACAGCGTGGGGACCCAGGGGATGTACCCATAGCGGAATGATGTGGCCAGGCAGTCGTACATAGGCTGTCCTGCTGGCCCGGTTTCTGGGTCGTCATGGGCTTTGCACAGCTTGATGCTCGCGTCTTGCTTCCAGTGGGGCAAACGGGCGACGACAACCTCGCGATGATCCTTGGGGCACTCGAGCGATTGGTTGACTCCAACAGTAATAGCCCTTTGTAACCGGTTTGAAGAGGTGCTGCTCATGATAAAAAGGGAGGGGTGAGGCACGTTACTTCATCACAAAGATAGCCGCTCGGATACCGGAATCCCAGGCGCAAGGAGACAAAAGTAAAGGCCGGACACAATCGCCCGACCCTTACAGTTAAATCAACTATATTTAACTATCGCACTCAAACGACAGTTTGTCAAGTCGCCAGGCGCATTCCCTCTGCGCACTCCAGCAGCTCAGGTTTTGCCCACTGCCATACGCCCCTGGTTTCGGTCTCCACAGGATGAAGCAGTCCCCTACTCCGCCAATTGCTCACGTCGCCCCTTTTGATCTCCAACCCTGTCTCCCGGCAGACCCACTGGGCGGCCACCTTGGGTTGCCCGATGATGTACTGTCCCTCCATACGCTCACGGCGTACCCGTCTGACTTCGGCCACCATCCACGCGTTTCCGCACTTGCTGCAGGTGGACATGGTGTCGTCGGGCAGTCCGGACAGCTCGGCCCCACAGGTAGGGCTGAGGCAGTGTCCGTGGATGATGCGCTCCTCCGGCGGTGTTATATGCAGTTGGACCTTCCGGTTGGTGCGAGTGAGGTCGCGGTAGTCACGTCCGCTGTTAGGCGCGTTCGCCAGCCTGCCCATCCTGCCGGCCAGCTTGGTGAGGAGCTGCAGGGCCTCGCCGGCCCATAGGCCGATGTCGCCTGCCACGTCCTGGATGATTTCCTCCGCATAGTCGTACAGGCTGGCGGCGGTCATGTCTATGAGGGTTGGTGAGAACACGGACCTGACGGCTCTCTCACCGTGCGGCTTATGGCGCACCTCGCGACGTTCCATACGCTTCAGCTCGTACATGCCGAGCCTGAGATCATGGATTGTCTTGGCAAGTTCCTGCCGGTGGGCTTTGCACAGGGGTCCGCGCGGCAGTCCCTCGCATATCGGGCATTGGTTTCTGGTCAAAATTTGGGTCCTTCCTTCTTGATGTTCGACTCCCAGGAGATGGTGACGTGCATGGCATTGATGACGGCTTGCCTGTACCTGTACCTGCGGGTGATGCCATGGTCGGAGGCCGTTTCGTGGATACCGGCCAGGGATTTGGTTTGATCGGATGCGTAGCTCAAACTTCCTCCCGGATAGTCCCCGTACATGCTTTTACATCCCTTACTCGTCCGTTCCTCGTCCCACCCGCACCCGGGTTTTGCCGGACACTCAGAGGGTTCTTTTTGCGGTTCGTATGGTTGCTCACTTTGTGCCTCCTATCATGCTGCTGAGGTCTTCGGCACCAAGCCGCTCAACCCCACCGCCGATAAAGTGGCCCGTTAGGCGGGGTTTTGGTTCTGGCTTGGGCGGTTCAATGACAAGCTGGGCGGCTTTCATGGCCTTGACGCGAGCCTCCTGGATTGGGGCCCCCTGGCGAGTCTGGGCTATAAGGGTCCGCCTGTATGGGATTGACCGGGGACTGCTGATGCCGATGCCGTCCTGCTCCATGAGCTCATGGATTCGTACCGCATCGGGGATTCGCGGGCCTTGGATGCGGCGGATGCCTGCGTTGACGTCCCCGCTGAGCATCCACCGGCCCGTCTCGTTGTTCGCGTAGAAACGTCTGACGGATTCCATCGCGTCGGCCAGGTTCGCTTCGGCCCGAAGCTCCTCATGAAAGGTGCGCGCCTCCAGGTCGGTGATGGGTGCGTTGCCGTGGTGCGCCCGTATCTTGGCAAGCACGAGGGTGCTTTCGGCGAGGGTTAACATGCGGGTATCTCCTTTCTCTGGATCTGCGGAATTTCCTCCTGCGCATACCGGGCTATGAGGGCGGCGTTCGCATCCTGGTTCTGCTGAGCCCTGCTCGCCTGCCGGTCCGGCTGCCTGGCCCGCGGTTTGGGCTTGTTCTTCCAGCCGCCATCGTGGAGCCATTTGGATGCGGCGGGAATGTACCGGGGGTCCCGTTGTTCGTCCCGGAGCATCTGGGCTCCCTGAAGCAGGGCGACGAGGTTCACGCGTTCCGTTCCGGTCCGGCGCAGGACGCGTTTGAACTCGCGGACGGCGGCATCGGGGTAGTCGTGGTTCGGGTAGAGCGACCAGAACTGTCGGAACTGGGCCGTCTCATCCGACGACGGCTCCCTGACGGGCTGCCGGTCGGCGTCGGCCCCCGTTGGGGGGTTGGGGGATTTACCGTCGGGTAAATGTTCTTGTGTTCTGGTGTTTTTGTGTTTAGTCCGGTTCAACTCGGATTCATCACGATGAGTCGCTGTTGAATCTCTGTTGAATCTGCGCTTTCGGTAGTTTTCTGCGTTCCTTTCCCTGCTTTTCTCCACCTGGTCACGCCTGCTGTTGTGCTCCGTGTAGTCATGGATCACATACCCGCTGTTGCCGTCCGGCTCCAACAGCTCGACCTTGCACAGCGCGTTGATCTCCTCATCGGTGACCCCGAGCACATAGCGAAGGTCACGATCGGAAATGCGACCGTCCGTCAGATTGTCCGAGCAGTAGGCGATGGCGAACACGAACGCCCCTACTGCAGATGGGCAGACGACACGTAGCTCCTTGACCTTCCCGTTCAGGTAGAAGTCGTTTTTCAACTTCGCGTAACCGCGTCTACCGGCCATGACAGCCCTCCTTTCTTTTTCCTTTCTTTACTGCCTCATTGGCATCCGCATGACTTGAACTGTCCGCCCGTCAGGTTCCGCCCGGCCTTGGTGCCGACCTGCCCGCAATCGCACCGGCATACCAGCATGACGTCGGCCCCGCTTCGTCCCGCATAGCCGAGCATGGTCAGCATCCCGAGCCGTCAGTCCCCGGGAGCCTCGATGCGACGCACGCACCCGGGAAACAGGACCCTAGCCCCTAGAGAGGGTGCAGCTCGCGCTTGTCCTCGGCTGGTGGTGCTTGGGGTCGATTTGGCGCAATCGGCAAGTGACCATCAGTGTTCCCCCTGTCAAGCCACGCCATGGAAAGCACCCTCGACGTGTTGTACGCGTTGTCCGATCCACTTCATGACAGGCACCGCCATGCTGTTGCCAAGGGCTTTGTAGCGGGGGCTGTCAGGCGCGTGGCTCGCCCCCCTGTACGGGATGTCGGCCCATCCGTCCGGGAAACCCTGGAGGCGTTCGCATTCGGTGGGGGTGAGACGACGTATGGGGCAGGGGCCGGTCACATAACTGGCGGCCTTGCCCTCATGAGCTGTCAACGTGGGGGCGAGGTCCTCGGCGATGGACGAATTGGAACCGCTGTCCGTGGCGCACAACACGGCGGGGTTATGGTCGATCTTGGGTGTCGGGCTCTCTTCCTCGCCTAGCGTCGTGGAGTTTGCCTTACCGCTCGCGTAGGGCACGGAGGTGCATCCGTGGCCGCCACCCTCTTCTGCGTAAAGCGCAGGCCAGGCGTGGTCGCAGTCGTGGATACTGCGCGACTGGACGTCCCACGGGGTCAGGCAGCTGGCACCATCATCTGCGCCTCCAGTGCGTCCTTGAGCCGGTCCGGCAAGGATTTGCCTCTTTTCGCGGATCGACGGATGATCCCAGCGCAGGCCTTCGGGCTCAAAAAGTACCTCTGCGGCACGCTGGTCTCCAAGACTGCCGACAAGGAACAGACGGCGGCGGCGCTGGGCCACTCCGAAGAACTGCGCGTCCAGTACCCGCCATGCCAGACCGTACCCGAGGTCATCCAACGCGCCGAGCAGGCATCCGAAATCACGCCCGCCCGAACTGCTGAGCGCTCCCGGGACGTTCTCCCAGACGACCCAGCGAGGACGGAGCTCACGTACCGCCCGAACATACTCCCACATGAGTCCGGAGGCACCGTCGAGACCGGTTCGGGTCCCTGCGACGCTGAAGGACTGGCAGGGGCTTCCCCCGACCACAAGGTCGGCTGATACACACTCTCCATGCTTGCTCCAATCGATCTTCGTGATGTCCCCAAGGTTCGGCACGTCCGGGAACCGGCGGGCCAGCACCGCCGAAGGGAACGGGTCGATCTCACTGAACGACACCGGGACCCAACCCAACGGCCCCCACGCCACGCTCGCCGCCTCGATGCCGCTGAACAGGCTCACATACCTCACTCGACTGCCCCCGGCCCGAGACCGCCCCGCTTATGCACACAGCTTGCGAAGATGTGCGGTTCACTCATGTTCTTCCCTTTCCTTGTTCACGTCCTCCGCTCCTACGATGCGGGCGAGCGTATCCAGTCCATCGGCACGTACTGGTCCATGTTCGCCTCGCCCCTGCCAAGACGGTGGAAGACCACCATCCCGTAGTCGACCCCGCGTTCGCCGCCTCCTGCAGAGCTTGACCCAGCCAGTCCGAGAGCGAGAACCTGTTGGCGTTCTTGCATGCCAGAACCAGACTCCCCGTGGCTTTTGATGTCGCCCTCATCGGTGTTCCCGTGTAGGGTCTTCCGGCGGATCATGCCCTCGGGGTCGCTTATACGGTCACGCAGGTACCGCAAGACGGCGGCCTCGAACCTCGTACCCTTGTCCTTTCTTCCGTCTGCTTATGCGTACGCCTCCCAGGACGGCCACCCGCAACCCAAGCAGCGGCCCACCATGCCGACCGCGCCACCGCACTCGGGGCACACGCGGTCAGGCTCGGGCGGCGTTTCAACCCCGGCGAACGGGTCAAAACTCAGGTTCGTCATTGCCGCCCCCTACCCACGGGTCCTGTTCCGGCGCACCTGTTTGTCCACCTGCCGGTCCCGGTGCGCACGAGGCCGATGACGCGGGAATCGGGGACGCTCCCCCACCCCACGCGAACTGCTCACCGAACCCAGCACCGCCGCCCGAATTGCCGCCACTATTATTGTTCCGAGTCACCTGGGCGGTGCTCCGAGTCAGGGCCGGGCCAATCTCGTCCAGGCACAGCTCCACGAACATACGGTTGTTGCCATTGCGGTCCTGGTAGGAGCGCTGCACCAGACGGCCCTGGGCAATCACCCTCATGCCCTTGGTCAGGCTCGCCTGCATGTTCGAGGCCAGGGGCTGGTGCTGCGTATCCCATGCCGAGCAACGCATGAACAGAGCATCCCCGTCCTCCCACTGACCCGATGTCCTGTTGAACTGCCTGGGCGTGGAGGCGATGGTGACGTTCGCCACTCTGCCCCCGTTCGACGTCGACCGAATCTTAGGGGCCGCCGTCAGGTTGCCGATGATGGTAATGATGGCTTCTCCGGCCACGTCAGGTCTCCTTCTTGAAGTCGTCGATTACAATCGGGTTGTCCTCGCTCCGGTAACGGCGAGTGACAGGATGTGAACGCTCGGCTTCCCAGTTGCATGTATAGCCATGCCAGATGGTCTTGGCACACGACGGAGACCAGCACTTGCAGCACTCGCCCTGGGTGAGCCGGGAACAAGTCGAACAAGGACAGCCGGCCCTGGTTGATAGCGTCATGAGTCGGCATCCTCTCGATGCTCCGGGTAGCAGTAGAGCCGGTCCAACACATCTCCCCTCTGCCAGCCGTACTTGACGACTCCCAGGTCGAAAGCGGTTTCCGCGTCGTCGACTCCGCACACCAGCTGGTGCAACTCGGAGCGAAAACGGGTGCCGTCGATTACGTGCCCGTCCCTGTAGATGGAGATGAATCTGATGCTGTTGGGCACACCGCAGTCGAACCGCCACCCGTCCTCGGGGACGTGCACCGTATAGCCATGCACCTTGCGCTTGCTCATGAGCGCTCACCCCTTTCCATGCACCAGCCGAACCCTGCCAGGGCGGCCAGGTCAAGCAGACCAAGCTGAGGGTGTGCGAGCGTCCAGCAGGAAGCGAACACGCACACCGCGCCGCAGAAACCGGCGGCGCACAGCCAGAGGAAATCAACGAGAGGCATCATCGGAATCACCCACCTTGCCGAGTTCATCAAGTATCCTGTCCGCCTCGGCGGGCGTCAGGTTCGCGGAGCCCAGGTTGCCGGTGATCTGCCTGCCGATCAGGCGGCTCACCGTCTCCCTCTGCTCGGCGGGTACACTCACCCCCGCCGCCGCCAGGGCCGCACGGATGCGCGTCAGGGACGAATCCGAGGCGGAAGCGAACCGTTGCCTGCTCACAAACCCCCGCTGCTGGCGCTCCGCCTCCCTTGCGGCCGCCTGTTCGGAGCCGCCCTCGTCGCCCGAAGACAGGTTGAAGGCGCTCGTGATCGCGTACCGCTTGCAGCTGGTCCATGTGCCCGCGTCCTTCTTCACATCCTTCCCCGTCAGCACGCACGGGTAGTCGAGCAGATCCTCGGCCTGGCCCGTCTTCACGTCCACGACCCGGACGCGCACCGCCTTGTCCGCCAGGTGCGTGGACAACCACAGGTCCTGCTTTGCCAGGGCATCGGTGACAGCCTTGTACAGGTCGTCGATCGTCGAGTACCTGACCCGGTTACCGCTGATGATCAGCCGGCCGGACTGCTCCGGTTTCATCTCCATGCGCGCCTTCTGCAGGCGCTCCCACACCGTCAGCTCCTGCTCAGCCTGCTCCTGCTTTGTCTTGTTTTCCTGACCGCTCATACTTCCATCTCCTCGTACTCTCTGTCGATCCGCCAGCCGGGGAACCCCATCGTGCGGGGAGTCTTGTCCAGCCCGTACTCCCCCATGCGCCGCTTCCAGTCGTCCGGACTGTCACGCCTGAACCCGGCCAGCTCATCCAACGCCTGCGCGATACGCTCACCGGCCAGCACGGTCTCCGGGCCATCCTCGTCCATCCGCCACACCATGTAGTCGTAAGGACGCTTCTTCTCCTGCACCACGAACTCGAACCCGAGCAGGCCCTGGAAACCGGTCAGCCGGTACAGCATCATGTAGAAGGCCGCCTGGATGTGGTAGCCGAAACGGGCCGCCTCGCCGGGGAACTCCCTCGGGTCCGCGCTCGTAGTCTTGTAATCACGGATACGCAGCACCCCGTCCTCGTCCGGACCGTCAGGCAGCCAGTCGAACTTGCCCTTCAACCGCAGCCCACTCCCCGGGTCGTCCGCGACCACCACCATCTCCGGCCTGCCGGGAAGCGACCTGAAATACGGGGCCGAAACAGCCCCCATCTTCCGCAGACGCTCCCTGTCACCGGAGGAGACAACCACCGCGTCCGAAGCGCGCAGCTCCTCCATCAGGGCCTTGCCCGCCTTCGTACGCAGATTCGGCCTGTCGACGACCTCCGCACCAGTGCCCAGCACCAGCGCATGCGCCGCCTTGCCAAAATCCAGAGCATCACCGGACACATCCAGACCATGATCGAGATAATCCACATACGACAACGGCGACACCATGAACCGCTTCAACGCAGACTGATCCAACGCCGGGTCAGCGAAGTACTCCCGATCCGCCATCTCCTTAATCTCAAACCCCATCAGTTGCCCCCTTCAATTCGGCCTTCAATCACGGTGTCGCTGTCAAACCTGGCGCGAACATGCATGCCCGTTATTTCCCCCGGGTCCAAGCGGTCAAATAGAACACTCATTTCCTGTTTCCTTCACGATTGTTTTGTTTGATTCCCTTGACTTGCGCCTGCTCCTCAACGTGCGGTGACGATGACGACGACCGGCATTCACAGCATTGACAGCATTCACGCGACTATTCGCGACCAACACCCACCGCGACAACCGCTCCACCTTGTCCGCCGCATCATCAAGCACCCTGTCCGCCTCGTCAAGATCGGACGGTCTGCAATAGTTCCGTTTCCCCAGACGCATCACATGGTCACCGCAGAGCGTTTTGAACGTACGCTCCGGTATCCCGCCCACATACTCACGGGCCCCCTCCTCACACAGCAATGCCCTGCTCATACCGCCATCCCCACATCCGAGAGACGGTACCGGGAGCAGGCGTGCCCGCTGGGACTGATGCCCTCACGGTCCACGCACAAGACCAGGCCCTTACGGACCAGCTCGGGAAGACGACTACGAACCGTGCTGTCCGCCAGCCTGCGCCCCAACCGCTGCTCCACCTCAGCCTCAACCTCCCACTGCGTGAAAGGCCCCGGTCTTTCAGAACACAGACGAGACAAGGCCTGCAGGGTAAGAGCCTGCATACGACCAGTCCTTACCTCAGCCGCAGCCGCAAACGACGTCTCAGGATTACCCCTTCGCGTCGGAGCGGTTGATACACTGAAATCCGACATTGATTGCTTACCTACTTTCTTTGTCATCGCCGCAGTGGCAGCTGCGGCATTCTTCTTACTTGGGCAAGAATCAGAGACGATGACGATAGGACTCGAAGCATGATCATCTCTTCCATCGGGGTTGCGACAGGTCCCTCCGGGTGAGACGAAACGACAAGTTCGAGCAGTCCTTCACCTAGCCTTAGCCAATCCACCTCACGCCACCAGACTGCTGTCAGACAAATCTTGCTTACGCATGGCAGCATCGAACTCAGCTGATTTGATCAAGTCGTTAAAGGTGATACCCAGCCATTCAGCCACCTGATTCAGATCCTCGGTCGAAAATGGCTTTTGAAACCTGAACCGCTCGTATACGTATTTCGGGTCCCTGCCCAGTGCCTTTGCCACGTCCTTACCGCTATATCCGCAACGGGCCGCTTCCGCCCTCACTGCCCGGATCACCCGAGTGGAGGATTGCTTGAGTCTCATTTTTGGCACATCCTGATAGTGCCATATTTGGGACTATCTGTCAACCAAGAACGGTACTTATTGCAAAAAGTGCCAAAATTGACTACTATGAGGAACATGAAAGAGATAGACGCATTCACTGACCAGGCGATCAAAACGATTGAGTCCACCAGGCAGGAAGTGGGCATGACGACTCAGGAACTCATCCAACGTTCCGGAATCAGACGATCCACGTTCTTCAGAAAGATGCGCGGGGATACCAGCTTCACCACCGAAGACATCGATGCGCTGGCCAGAGCCATGGGAGTCGACCCATTCCTTATCCTCAGCAACGCGGCCGAAAGAGCCGATGCAACCAAAAGAACCGACATGGATCTCTCCTGGCTCCCCGAGGAGGAGAAGGTGGCCTACGTGCTCGACAAGGTCAAGGCAAACGACCAGGCGTTGGCGGCCATGAACGACCCGAACAAGGAGAAGGAAGCAGAAGGCGGCGATGGCAGATAAGGGCCCGAGGCTCCTGGACGGCCTGATGTCGACGATGACATACGGGCAGATGCGCTGCTACACCGACACCCTGGACGTCACCATCAGCAGCGCACTCCTGCCGGAAGGCATGACCGGCTTCTACGATGAAGCCACCAGAACCATCCTCATCGACCGTAGGCTTACTTACTGCCAGAAGCGCTGCACACTCGTCCATGAACTCATCCATTGGCAGCATGCCGACACCACCCGCTCAGGCGTGTACGGGTCGCGCATAGAGAACCGAGCACGACGAGAGACCGCACTCAAGCTCGTGGACCCAATCGAGTACCAGACCGCCGAAACCATCTACGAGGGGGACCCCTACCAGATTGCCTGCGAACTTGACGTGACCCTCCAGATTATTCAGGACTACCAACGGATACTCGACACAAACCACTCGCACTACAACGCAACACGCTAATCGAATCAGCCATATTCGCCATACAAAACGACTGATGGCCTGCTTACAGTCACAGCGGACAAGGAACCATCATGAACCCGCTGTCGCAGCCGCATTAGCGCCCGTACTGACGTTGTCAGTCTGCGGCACTGCCGAGACCACGACCAACATGAAGGACAAACCGGCAGCGATCCCGCAGATTCGCCAAGTTAAACAGTAAGTGAAACATCGTCAAGCAGGTGGACACGAGACCGGCATCACCGGTGAAGACGGCAAGGACGTGGCCATCTGGACGGTGGTCAAAATCATCCCCGACCCGACCTGCTCAGACCACGAACCTCGACAGCCGGAGCACGACCATTTCGTCGAATTCGACATAACCGCCACAAGAACCGAGAAATACAATCCCGCCAAATACGGCTCATTGGATGTCGGCACCACATACCAGCGGTAGTTCCTCCAGAAAAAGACGCCATACAGTGGAGCGGGATTTCTGGATCCATGACCGAAGAATCCTGGATGACGCAAAGTCGATAATAACCCTAGTTCCAGCTAATCACCCTATCGTAATAATCGCCGTCAATCCTTTTTTAATTCACCATATCCCAGACAGCTTCTAGGCAAGACACGAGAGACAACAATCTCAAAAAGCCTCAGAAATTTCTAAAACAAAAGGCCGAACATGAATGCATGAAAGGTGAACGCTATTCGCAGATTTGCCAAAGTCTTTCAGACAGTAGCGCCGGGGACGAAAACGGACAATCCGCGTCAACTTACTCATCATGCTCTTTCAAACCACCAGCGCTTCACCCTCCTTGCTGCGCGGAACAGGTCCTCTTCACCCCGCACAAAAGCTTTTGTTAGGCTTGCTTCGTCAGTGTAGGCAAAAGAAAGGGATATCATGACCAACCCCGAACAGGACCAGAGGCCCTCGAAGGCGCCGAATCCGCTTCCTGAGCCCAAGAAGGAAGAGAAGAAACCGGATAAAAAGGCAAAGTGGCCCAGTATCCTCATAGCAGCGCTTGCCGCTATGGTAGCCGCCAATGTGGGCAGCGGACTTTCTCACCGCACCAAGGCGGAAGCCCCCGTTTCCGTGGTTTCCCAGCAGATGCAGACAGCACCAGACGTGATGCAGCAGAGCCTGGGCATGTGA